TCTCAGCCATCAGCACTTCCATCTTTTCCTTGCTTGTCTTAGGCGTGAATTAGGGTCTTTTGCCGCTTTTGGAAACTTCTTCATTTGGCCTGCAGAACGTGCGCAGAACGATTTACGCCGCTTTGCTGCTTTACTTCCGGGCTTTACCTTTCCTGTTACAGCAGTTTTTAGCTTAGAACCGGGATTTGCTTTACGATACGCGGCAACACCCTTTTTGGTCATGCCTGCACCAGCTTTGGTTTTGCGATAATTACCGCCTTTACCAGTGGTTTTGCGTATCGGATTCTCTTTTTTACGAGCCATTTGTCCAATCCTCGTTTTCTATATAGACAAACTCCATTGACGCAGAAACATTAAAGTCAACAGACCCAGAGGAAGAAAACGCCCTCATTTCTAGGTCTGTTTTTTCTGTAAACCTTAAAGGAAAAGTATAAAATTGCTCGTGTGCGCCATCTGTAAGAGTAAATCTTTCTTTTATTTGAAACACTTCTCCATAGGGTCTAGCAACAAGACTAGCATTCAGAATAGCAGGTGTCTGAGTTGCTGTGCCTGTGGACAAAGCCATCTTTGTAAGAAAGGCTGTATATCCTGCGGGAACTGTCCAAAGACCCATTAATGTTTGGTTATCTCCATCGCCATTGATGCTAAGATAAACATTAGCAGGAACTCCAGTGGTCACTGTGCCTGTTCCTGCGTAAATTGTGCCAGCATTTGCGCCACCACTACCCGCGCTGCGAACAATGCCACGATTTATCCGAAAGTACGATTTGGTAGTATTAACAGGCGTTTGTCCGTTTAATGTGACAACTTCGTTTATTTCGTTGTAGTCACCATCTAGACCGAAAATTTCAACCGTTCTTGCACCAGTACCTGCGGCAGTGTCGTTAGCCGAACTGCTTGATATAGTCATTATCGTGGCTGATGGAGGGTAGGAATACAAACCACCTTGTTCCCAGATGGTTTCCTTGGTGGCTCCAACAACAGCGTTGTAGCCAAACTTAAACACAGTTTTATGGCCCGTGATTTGACCACGGGCCACCTGTAGCTCAAATGGCTCAGATGTTCCGACCTGTGAAATAGAACGGAGATCATATGCCATCGGATCCTCCTACGAAAGGATGATCGTTAGTTGGTTACTCGCACCTGTAAACGCAGAAACGTACACACCTTCCGAAAAGATAATGCCGTCATCTGGAATGTTCATTACGTGGTGACCTGCCGGAAATGTTTGCGTAAGCAAAGTATCACCGCTTGCGCCACCGTTTTTCAACGTGAACGCACCCGCAGCCGCACCGTAAATTACAACCTGCCGTAAACGAGAACGAGATGGACCGACAACCGCAGCCGCCGTTCCTTGAACCCAATTATATGCACTGACTGGACCAGCCATGATCTACCTCCTTATGAGAGGTTGCGGTTTTGTAGATACAATACCGTAACTGTAGCTGCACCCGCAGTAGCTGCTGTACCTGTTTGATTATAGGTTACAGTGATATCAACATCAGAAGTTCCAATGTCTATTAAGTTTCCAATTTGAGAAACATCCGACGTAGCAAGGACACGCGCTTGCGCACCCGCAGCTAGTGCATCTGCGTATTTATCAGCCGTTGTTCCGTCACCGATATCCAACGTGTTAGTTGTGCCTGCATCAAACGCAGTAGTCACATCAACCGCAATTTGATAAATTTGACTGTTGGCTGGAAGTGTAGCAACAACAGTTTCTGTACCGTTTGCTCCGAAAACTACGTTTCCGCTTTGCGCCATCAAAACAAAACCTACGTTTGCTTTGTCAGAACCTACTGTTGTGCCTGTAGTGTCTTTAATAGTCCCAGCTTTAATAGGACCGGAAAAAGTTGTCGTACCCATGTCGATCTCCTGTCAGGGTTAGTCAGCTACACCATGTAGCTGTCAGGGATACAGTAACCATACAGAAGTTTTAGGCAAAAAGAAAGGGGCTACCGAAGCAGCCCCAGTCCAACAGGGAGGTGTCCAAAATGAAATGAACATCCTCATTGTAGCATAAATTATGCGCCAGGTGAACCGAACACACAGCGTGGGTCAGAGAACCCGAAGCTGTAACGCTCACGCGCTTTGAAGCGCATGTTACCTGTGTCGAAGTCAGCTTCCATGTTTGTTGACATCGGAGTACGCTCGAAGTGGACGAATCCACGAGGTGCGTCTGTCTTGATGAAGAACGCATCTGGGTCCGTTAGGAAGTCGTTGACGGCATAGCCTTCAGGCAACATTCCCATTGAACGGATTGCGTTTACATCGTTGTCCGCTGTGCCAACGCGCAAGTTAGAAACCATCAGACGTTCTGCAACGAATTGCAACTGACGAGGGATTACCAACTTTGTGCCACGTAGAGCGACTTTTAGACCACGCTCATCAACAAAGCCTGCGATGTTGATCAAAGCATCTTCAAGAGATGTTTCGTTCAAGTCCGCCGCTGTTGATGGTTCGTTGGCAAATGTACCACCTGAAGTAAGTGGGTGGTCAGTTGCACACAATGCTTTGCCGTCACCGCCAGCAGATGCGCCAGCAGTAAATGCGTTGTTAAGGATCGCTGCCGCCTTAACTTGCTTTGTGTGTGCCATTGAACGAGCCAACGCACGAGTATAACGTGAGCCAAGACGATCATAAAGGTTATCTTCGATAGCCTCTTCTGTGATCGAGAATGCCAACGCAATGGTCTCGTGGTTGTAACGAGCAGTGTATGCTTCGTTAGCGTCGTCGAAGTTAATTGAGGAACCTTCCGATTTGGTCGGTGCCGCGCCGAAACCGCTCAACATAACCTCTTCTTCGAATGCACGATCAGAAGATTCTGTTGTGAAGATCTCCGCATGTTGGTTTTCGTACCGAGAGTACTCCATACCAAACAAGGCGTTAAGACCTGGTTCCAACTCTTTCGCTAGTTGTGCGCGAGAGATAGCCATAAGTTAGTCTCCTTATACGCCTGTGTTCGAAACAGTACCAGCGACGATAGCACCGTTAGGCGCATTGAAGCTGTTGTTCAAACGTACGATTAGTGGAATACCAGCCGCTGTATAGTCTTGGTTCTCAGGATCGTCTTGAATCCCGATGATACGCAAGTGCAATGCTGCGGTGGTGGCGATTGTGCTAACACCCAATGTAGCAGATGAAATACCTGTGGTCGTTGAACCAGAAGTACCTGCTGCAAAGTTCGCGTTTGCGAATACGTGACCACGAGCAGTTGCTTCGCTTGTTAGTGAAGCACTTGAAGTGATAACGAATGTTTGGGCTGGGTTGTCATAGACGAAGGCTTTAACCGGATGGTTAGAGTCCGCGCCTGAACCAGGCCAGTAGTTTGAGAAAACTTTTTCACCAGTAGTAGACGAAACGTATTCACAACCCCAGAAAACACCAAGTAGACCTACAGTACCACCTGCCGCCGCGCCAACAATGTCAATGAAACCAGTTGACAGCGGAATAACAGGAGAACCTTGATAGATCGCGTTAGTGTTACCAGAGGCAATACGATACTCTGTCGTACCAGTGGTGTTTGCGCCAGAACCCTGAACGCCCACCGGACGTAGTCCGAATGCACCATTAGTATTTGCCATAGTAGCAATCCTCTAAATTACTCGGAGTCGCGTTCACGGCCTCCGAAAGTTACACGACTTTGCCGACTTGAATTGATCGGCATTGAAGGATGTTGCTCCTTCATCAAGTCCTGATCCACAGCAGTCATTTGTTCGCGGGTACGGCCCCCGTAATACTCGTTTCTTTCATGCGCTGTTTCTTCAGGGATACGGCACAACATCAGACCACCTTGTCCGATAACGCCTTCCCAACGACCATCGTCGATAGTGGGTGCTTCGTAGTCTGGATACTCGTCCTTACGAACAGGTTCCCATCCTTCACGCAGCTTTGCGTTAACATTCATTTTGTCTTCTTCGCCGCGCATTGCGACTCGAATCCAACGATGCACATAGCCATCTGGGGCTTTAGGTGCAGCAAGGTGACTGGGCGGTGCCCATGGTTTTCTGCGCGTTTCAGTTTCGCGTGTTGCGCTTGCGCGCGGTTTTCTGTCAGCCATATCTCTTACTCCTTCACGTACTTGGCGTATTCTTCAAGAGGTACGCCCAGCTTCTTAGCAATCGCTACTTGTGAATGCGTCAGCTTGACCGACCTGCGCCCCTGTTTATTACTGCGGGATGCGGAGTTACCAGCAGAAGCGACCTGACTTCCTCCACCCGATTTCTTCGCCGTTTGGAACTTGTGAGGAAATTCCGAACGAATGCGTTTGTCCACCTCAGTATAATACTCATCGGACTGCGGGTCAAACCCCTCTTCGTCAACAAGTTGTTGGTGGATTGCAAAAGCCGACGCAGTCATGACTTTGTCCTGACCAAACCAGTCGTTTTTCTCTGCCCAAGATTGCGCACGAGGATCTGGTTGCGGCTGCGGTTGTTGTTGCTGCACAGGCTGTTGCTGCACAGGTTGCTCTTGACGTTGAACCTGTACTTTAGCCTGCTGCTCTGCACGAGCTTTTGCAGTGTTATAACGCTGCGTTTCTACAGCAATGTTAGACAGAGCCTGCTGCGCTTCCAACATTCTGTCCGTATCGCCAGACTCATAGGCTTCCTTATACGCACGTTTCGCTGCGTCTGTTTGTGACTGCAAACGTGTGCCATATTCAGAAAGATAACCAGTGTCTAAAGCCTGCATACGAGTCTTTAGTTTCTTGTTTTCTTCCATCAACTGCTGAGATATGCGTAAGGCTTCTGCCTTGTCGCGCTCTTCCTGAC